TGTTTCTATACAAACTTTGGAATATACTGCTCCTAGAAAACAGGCATTAATTATCGACAAAACCGGCACAAGGATCTTTGCATGACTACCGCGCAGGTTATGACATACGATTCTTTGGTGACGGACATCCAGCAGTATCTGGAGAGGACTGACGCTGCGACCATTGCTCAGATACCGCGTTTTGTCATGCTGGCAGAGCAGGTCATAGCCTCGCAGATCAAGTTTCTTGGTAATTTGACGGTCAATACCAGCAACATGGTAGCCAGCCAGCCTGTCATAGACAAGCCTGCGCGGTGGCACAAGACGGTATCAATGAACGTCACTGTGTCTGGTAAAAGGTATCCCGTGCTTTTGAGGAAGTACGAGTATTTGAGGGAATACGCCCCGACTCCAACGGCAACAAGCATCCCCAAGTTTTACGCAGACTACGACTACACGCATTGGTTGGTAGCCCCTACTCCTACCGCTGCTTATGACTATGAGGTTCTGTACTACGAGCGGGTGCAGCCTTTGGACTCTACCAACCAGACCAACTGGTTCACCATCTATGCGCCTCAAGCATTGCTGTATGGGTCTTTGCTGCAAGCCATGCCGTACCTGAAGAACGACGAGCGGATGGGGATGTGGCAGCAGCAGTATGACCTGATCATTAGCACTTTGAAGAGCGAGGACGTAGCCCGTACTGCTGACAGGCAAGCCGTTGCGCTTGATTCTTAAGGATAGAACATGAGCTTCAATTCGCCGTTCACGGGAACCGTAATTCAGCCGACTGACGTTTCGTACAGGGCAATAACGCTTTCTGCCAACACGCAGCTTAACTGGCCCATCAACGGCAATGCGACCACTGATTACACCGCTCGTATCATGGATGTGTCTGCGACAACCACGGGTCTGTCGTTGTACATGCCGCCTGCCAATCAGACTTCCGTGGGTAATGATGCGCTGATCAGGAACGTTGGGTCCAATGCCTTTACGGTCAAGGACTACGCCGGAACCAACACAATCATTTCAATTGCTGCCGGAACTGTTCAGTACATCTACATTCAGACCAATGTTGACACTCAGGGTACTTGGGGAAAAATTGCATTTGGCACTGGGACGTCCTCTGCTGATGCTGCAACGCTTGCAGGATATGGATTGCTTGCTACTGGACTTACGCTCAACCAGTCCTCGCCAATAACGACATTTGCAACAAACTACACCGCTGTGGCGGCTGACCGTGCGGCTATGTACGTTTGGACTGGCGGGGCTGGAACTCTTACCCTTAGCCTTGCATCGACTCTTGCGAACAACTGGTTTGTAAGAGTCAGGAATGCTGGAACAGGTCTTCTGACCATCACTTGCTCTGGTGGGGATCTGTTTAACGGATCTGCTTCTGTGGGGTTGCAGCCGGGGGACTCCTGCCTTATAGCTTGCTCTGGATCCGCGTTCTATTCCGTAGGTCTTGGGAAGAACACGCAGTTCAACTTCAGCCAGTTGGTCAAGACCGTAGCCACGGGTAGCTACACTTTGACAAGCTCTGAGGCATCAAACGTCATACAAAAATATATATCGGCTGGCAACCTTACGGGGAACGTAACGATCATTGTCCCCCCAACCATTCAGGTCTATTACATACAGAACGCTACTACTGGGGCCTACACGGTAACGATCAGCACTGGCTCTGGAGCAACTGCAACCATTTCTACGGGTCAGCAGGCAACGCTTATTTGCGACTCTGTGAACCTTGTCAATGCCAACACGGTACTGGCTGGATCTACTGCTATCAGCCTTATCAACGGCTCTGTTGGAGCGCCCTCGCTGAACTTTGCAAGCGAGACGACGACTGGAATTTACAGGGCTGGTACTGGTGAGTTTGATATAGCCATACTTGGAGTGAAGCAATTTGCCTTGACTGCTTCTGGTTTAGCTATTCCAAGCGGGATTTCTGGCGGCTCTTTCTAATGACCAAGAAAATATTCTCGCTTGATACCAAGGCCGGAATTCAGCGCGATGGAACTGTTTTAGACAGGCAGTTCTATAACGATGGACAGTGGGTCAGGTTTCAGCGTGGGCGTCCAAGAAAAGTTGGTGGTTATCGTGAGATGACCAACTTCCTGAGTGGGTATTCCCGTGGGATATTTATTGAGACTTCAAATAACTACAACAGCATATTCAATGGCTATAACAATGGGCTGCAAAGGTTTGTATGTGACAACAACGGCATAGGCGCAGGGATAACTGAGTACGTTTTTGGTGGTCCCATACTGACCCTGAACATCCTTGTTGGTGGATCCTTATATACCAACGGAACCTATACGGCAGTGCCTCTTACTGGCGGTAGTGGATCTGGAGCGAAGGCCACGATAGTTGTTGCTGGGGCTGTTGTATCTTCTGTCACCGTTACTACGCAAGGTAATAGCTACGTTGTTGGTGATACCCTTTCTGCAACTGCCGCAACGATAGGTGGCACAGGCTCTGGATTCAGCATCAAGGTGGCAACGGTTACGAACGGATTTTCCGCTTCAGACTTTAACCTGTGGCAGATGGATGGGTTCTTTGACGCTACTGGGGCTGGGAATAGTTTGTTGTTGGCGCATCCGGGGCAGAACCTATCTGCGATTGATAGCACGACTACAACGAACGTTCTTGCGGGTAGCCCAAGCGGTTCTATCATGTATCCGCTGCGAGACTCTTCCGGAACCACTCCAAGCAATGATTACATTGCTGTATCTGGAGGCGTTGTATCTCTTCACCCTTATGTTTTTGTGTATGGAGATAACGGTCTTATCAAGAACTGCTCTGCTGGCAATCCTTTTGATTGGAACGGACCAGACTCAAACGAGGTGAACGTAGCCAGTCAGAAGATCGTGAAAGGGCTTCCGATCAGGGGCGGTTCTACCGCTCCTTCAGGTCTTTTCTGGGCGCTGGATTCGTTGATCCGAGTTAGCTACAACCCGACAACCATTACCACTGGAGTGACCACTCAGCAACTGTACTGGCGCTATGACATTCTTGGGTCTTCCACGATCTTGTCCAGTCAGTCAGTCATTGAATACGATGGAATTTATTACTGGTGTGGAGTGGACAGGTTCATGGCCTACACGGGTCAGATTGTTGACCTTCCAAACAACTTCAACCAGAACTACTTCTTTGACAACCTGAACTACGCCCAAAGGCAGAAGGTTTGGGCTACAAAAGTCCCTCGTTTTGGAGAGATTTGGTGGTTCTACCCTCGTGGAAACTCTACGGAATGCAACGACGCCATCATATTTAACGTGCGCGAAAAGATTTGGTACGACGCTGGGTCGGCTGTTGGCGCGGCAAGGACGGCTGGTTATTTCTCTCAGGTCTTCCACTATCCGGTGGCGGCTGGGGTTGACCTAAGCGTTGCTGGCACTGTCCTTACGCAGAACGTAACGACCACCAACACCAGCGCCGTCATTGTGACCGCCATCAGTAACCAGATAGCTCTGAACGAGACTGTAACTGCCACAGGAGTGCCTGTAGCGGCCTATATAACGGCGATAGCGCCGGGGACAGCCGGTAACTACAACGTCACCCTTTCTGCGCCTTGTACGGCTACTGCCACGGTTTCAGGGGTATTTGCAACGCAGGCCAACAAGATCAGCCTTTGGCAGCATGAGATAGGGACCGACCAGATACAGGGGCAGAACCAGAAAGCTATTAGAAGCTCGTTTGAAACAAACGATCTGGGGTGGCTTTCGGGTGGGCCTTCACAGCCTCATCCGGTTGGGGACAATTATTGGTTGCATTTGGAGAGACTGGAGCCTGACTTTATTCAGGCTGGGCAGATGGAGCTTTATATTACCGGACGTCCTTTTGCTCAGTCATCTGATGAGACAACCGGACCTTATTTGTTTGAACCAAACACCAACAAGATTGACCTGAGAGAGCAACGAAGAGAACTTCGTTTGATCTTTGTCAGCGACGTTCAGGGCGGTAATTATCAGATGGGATCTGTGCTGCTTAGTGCCAACCTTGGTGACGTCAGGGGTTATTGATGCAACCAGCCTTTATATACGATCCGAGATACCATACTTGGGAGTCTTGGTGTTCTCTTATGAATGAGGCGTTTGCAGCGCAGCAGTTGTCGATAGGAGTGCCAGAGGAGAACTGGCGGGAGTGGGCGACTGGACTAAAGGGGATTGATGTTTTTAGTAATGAGGCCATCCCGATGCCTGATACCTTTGACGGTTGGCAGGATTGGGCTGCAGCTCTTATGAACGCAGTTAATTTCAGGAATTAAATATGGCTCTTCCTACAAACATTCCAAAAGGAATAAACGCCACGACCACGCCGGGGCGGTATTATACGGACGAAGATGGCGTTTCCAACTATACGGGAGACGTCTATAACTACACCGACCAGAGGGGTAACCCAGTTGAATATACCCCACCAATACTGTCTGGGGGTGATGAAAACGGGTACGGCGCTGGAGAAATACTAGTCCCAGCACGCTGGATGCAGCAGGGCGCGGTGAACGGCTATGATGTCGATTTGGGGGGGGCAACTTACGCATACACGCCTTACCTAGCCCCCGACGCCACTATAGCAGACATGATACGGGCGCGTGGGCCGAGTGGCTACGCCGACGAACTTGGCGCAATGCTTCAAGCGTTAGAGAACGCC